GGACTAAGATCTGTAAAGATCTGAATAAAGGTGCTGCATATAAAACATCTGACATCATAGATGTAGGTTGTGGTAAAGATATGCCACTAGCTAGAACTCTTATGACTAGTCGCATGGCACCTAGATCTTATACAGGTATTGAGTACAATAAGATGGAGCTACCATCTATGTTTGATAATACTAAATTTAAACCTGAATTAATACAAGATGTAGACTTTACAGAACTAGAGTTTCAAGATGAAACATTTAATGTAGGCGTATGCTTAGAAGTATTAGAACATGTTGAACCACTTAAAGCTATAGCTATAATAGATAAGATGTCTGAAGTTGTAGGACCATCAGGTGTATGCTACTTTTCAACACCATGTTACGATGAAAAGGTAGGTCATGCAGATAATCATGTTAACGAAATGACATATGAAGCTGTCGGTTCTTTGTTAGAAGCTAGAGGTTATCATATTGTAGAACACTATGGTACATTTGCTTCAATGAAAGACTATAAACCTCATATGGATGAAGCAACAAGGTTAATGTTTGATAGCCTTAGAGAATACTATGATACAAACTATCTTGCTACTATCTTTGCGCCCTTATATCCTGAACATTCACGTAATGTAATATGGAAGTGTGTACCTCAAAGCATAGGTCCTACAGTTACAAAGTTTCCTGAGATGAGGAACTATACTCATAGACTAGGATCGTCAGATAAATGGGAGGACTTACTCAATGTTTAGTATAACAGAAATGATAAGGCGTAGACGTAATCTAAATAATACTATAAAAACTTTATCAGGACTAAGTGATAGAGATCTAAAAGATATTGGGTTATGTAGAGGTGATATAGAAAGTATTGCTAGATCAGTGATAGACGTACATAGAACAGTTAGAGATGCATCAGAAAGGACAACAAATGTTGACGACTAAGATACAAGTAACAGATAATTTTATAAAGCACAGAGCAGAAAAAGAGAGTCTATATAACAAACGTGGTAGAGATCATAATAGATTCCTTATGGATCTTGACTGCGAGATATATGAATGGTATAAGATTGATAACGGAGAATGGCAGCCACATAATGATTGGCGAGTTGATGCTCAGGTATACGATCCAATTGATAAGAATACAGCGTGGTATAATGTGGATGTTAAATTTATTAAGAAATGGTACAACATATCTAACACGAAGATGCTTAACTTTGTTAAACAACATGACATCGTTGATTTATATATCTTCATGGAATGGGTTGAAGAATATGACAGACCCTTACAAGAAGGAGATACAGTGGAAGTCAGACCTGTCGGACAGATATCCTACACAGATCTTGCAAACATTATACAAATCTCAAGAGGTAAATGGGGAGGATTCTATGCTGATGTCAGAAGCGCCATATGATTTCATTGCAGAACAAGACCAAAAGATTTACACATGTTTAAAGTGTAAGAAGAAATTTAACCGTATGCTAATGGACAAAGGAAGAATCTGTCCTAAATGCAGTAACAATAATAAAGATAAATAGAAAGGACATAGCATGAAACTATGTTATGATATAGAAACGGATGGACTAGATGCTACAAAAATACATTGCCTTGTTGCTAAGAACCTTGAAACGGGTACTATATACAAATTTGCAGATGAAAGTGTTAGGTATGCGAACATCATTGATGGAGTCAGGCTCCTCGAAAACGCCGAACTACTTATCGGGCACAACATCATCGGATTCGACAACGTCCAAATAGATAAACTGTATGGTACTAAGTTAAACTCAAAGCGATGCCATGATACGTGGATAATGAGTATGACATTACGATATAAACGTACTCATAAGCACGGTTTAAAAGGCTGGGGTGAGCACATTAATAATTCTAAAATAGACTTCGATAATTGGGAAGAGTACTCTAAAGAAATGATGAGATACTGTGTCCAAGATGTTGAACTGAATGCTAAAGTTTATGATAAATTACTAGAAGAATTTAGATTAATTAGTGAACGTAACCCCTTGATAGCAAAGGGTTTATCAATAGAATTAGATACTGCTAAATTCAATGCTCGTTGTAGAACTGATGGCTGGAACTTTGATATTGATAAAGCTAAGCAATCAGTAATGAATATGACTATTCGTATGAACGAGATTGAATACGAAATAGAACCTCAATTGGGTACTAGAAAAGTATTCATAGATAAAGAACCTAAAACTCCTAAGTTTAAGAAGAACGGAGAGTATACAACAACTACTATAAGAATGTTACGTGAATACTTCGATAAAGAAGTAATGGCTTGGGATACACATATGATGCCACCAGGTCACACATTTCAAAGATATAAAATAGAAGATGTTACATTAGGATCTATGGATCTTGTTAAAGACTGGCTGATTACTAAAGGCTGGGTTCCAGATGAGTATCAAAAGAAGAAAGTAGGATTTCAATGGGTAACTACTGGTCCTAAATTAACATCAACATCTTTACATAAGATGGGTAAGATAGGAGAAATGATTGATGATTACTATACACTTCGGAACCGTCGTTCTGTACTTAGTACTTGGCTTGAGTGCCTTCGTGATAATCGCCTCCATGGTAATATGTGGACTATTGGTACACCGACATTCCGCGCAAGGCACGAGGTTATTGTTAATCTACCTGCGGTATCTGCTGCTTGGGGCAAAGAGCTTCGAGAAGTATTCAAAGCGGACGAAGGAGAAGTCTTAGTTGGAGCTGACTCATCAGGTAATCAGCTGCGAGGTTTATGTCATTATGTAAACAACGCAGACTTTACTAAGGAAGTTATATACGGTGATCAACATCAGCGCAACGCAGATGTACTAAGAACCGATAGAAATAAAGCGAAAACTTTCTTGTATGCATATCTATTTGGAGCTGGTGATGCAAAGCTAGGTCAGAGTTTAACTGGTAAACTGAATGCAGCTAAGGGCAGACAAGCGCGTAGCGATTTTGCTAAGTCTATTAAAGGATTAGATGAATTAAAACGTAAACTAAGTTATACATGGAATAATACTAATCACAGTACAGGTGAAGGATATTTCCCTGCTGTAGATGGTAGACCTGTATTCTGCCCTGCTGAACATCAAACTTTAAATTACTTACTACAATCTATGGAAGGTATCAGCTGTAAGGCTGCACTCTCCTATGCTATGAATGAGGTTGATCGTCAAGGTCTTAGAGCTAAGCCCCGACTCTTCTATCATGATGAGCTAGCATTTACATCGCATCCTGATGATGCAGATAAAGTAGGTAAAATATTACAAGATGCATTTACTGAAGGACCAAAGTGGTTCAACATTAACTGTATGAACGGTGGTGATTATATGAAAGGAAAATCTTATGCAGACATCCACTAACCACGACGTTATATCAACTGACTCAGTAGTCTTAGTTGATGCAGACTCTATATACTTTAGATCTGCGTGTGCGTCAAAGAAGAAGAACGATATACGAAAGAATATCGATAAGCTAATGACAGAGATAGAGGCTACCTGTATGATGGGTAAGCTTCGAGTAGCTGTTAAAGGTAAAGGTAACTTTCGTAAAGACTTATACAAAGAGTATAAAGCTAATCGTAGAGAACTAGATGAGGATCTAAAAGAAGCCTTAAGCTATGGTCATGCACACATGACTTCCAAGTGGGATGCTATTGAAGCACACGATATGGAAGCAGATGACTTAGTAGCTATATGGGCTTATGAAGCTAGAGAAATGGACATGCCTTACTTTGTAGTAGGTATAGATAAAGATCTACTTCAGATACCAGGTAATCATTATAACTTTAATAAGAAAGAACATAGCTTTATTAATGATGACGAAGCTGATCTTAACTTACATATGCAATGTTTAATAGGAGACTCTGGTGATAACATACCAGGCATTAAAGGTATAGGTAAAGTTAAAGCTCGTAAGATACTTGATGGCATACCTATGAAAGATCGATACAAATACGTAGAGAAAGCATGGGTAGAACATAATGCAGGAGATCCAAGTATAAGTCTTCGACTACTAACTATGTTAAAATCATGGAAGGAATATGACGATATTAGAAAACAGATTGATGACTCTTATTTACTTAAGGAAGTAAACAAACATTATGAAGAAGTTAGACAACACATTCAAGACCAAGCCACTGTCTGCGAACAGGATGTTCGGAGCGAGAGGCAAGAGGACATTCAAGAGTCCTGAATATGTTGCGTATCAGAATGAGATACGCGATGACCTAATGGGAACTGATTGGCCATTTGATGCTAATCAGGTCTCATTCATTGTAAACGCCGGCTTATCTAATAGAGGAGCTGACATTGATAACGTAATAAAACCTATCTTAGATACGTATCAAGGTATCTTTGAAGAGTTTAATGATAACAAGGTATACTATGTCGAACTACACAAAGAAATCGTTAGCAAGGGAGAAGAGTTTCTCAGGATTAGAGTTGCCTCCCATAACGGAGCTTGAAGAATATAATAATATTAAATCAAAGAAACAAAAGAGGATTAGTAATAAACTTAAGGCGTCTAAAGAAAGACGAGTAAGGAGATTACACAGAGAAGAAAGATGGAATTAAATGGCTTATGTACAAACAGCATGTCCGCACTGCGATTCATCAGACGCGTACACTATATATGATGACGGAGCTTACTGCTTCTCATGCCAATACTCAACTAAAAAGAAAGAAGATAATATGAAAGATATAATAGAAGAAGATAATGAATCCGCATTTACATTCATTGAAGATATAGCTACATATAAAAGCTTTCCAATATCTTCACGAAAGATATCACAGCAAGTAGTAGATTACTTTAATGTAAAGATGTCGATCAATCAAGATGGTAAGCCGGGTTCACACTTCTATCCTTATACTAAGGATGGGCAAGTAGTAGCTTACAAAGAAAGAATACTACCAAAGGATTTCCGTACACACGGAGACTTTAAGAAGACAGAATTATTTGGTCAAGCCCAAGCAATTGGTTCAAAGACTTTAGTAATAACAGAAGGTGAACTCGATTGTATGGCTGTGGCTGAAGCATTCGTATCGCAGTATAAAGACAGAATATTTCCTGTAGTTTCATTGCCATCTGCAACAGGAACTCGTGCTCTGCTTGATCAGAGAGAATGGGTAAATCAATTCGACTCGGTCATATTGATGTTAGATAATGATGAAGCAGGTAAGAAATCACTTGATGCATGCGCTAAGATAATAGGCGCAGGTAAAGTTAAAGTAGCCTCTCTTAGAGGTAAAGATCCTTGTGAATCTCTATATAAGTATGGCCCTCAGTCTATACTACAGGCCATCTGGGGAGCACAGAAGTGGTCTCCTGCAGGCATAATGGTTGGTGATGATATATGGACTGAGTTTAAATCAAGACAAGAGACTGAATCAATACCCTATCCTGATTGCTTAGATGGAATTAATAGTAAAGTTAAAGGTATACGACAAGGTGAGATCACTCTGTTTACTTCAGGTACAGGCTCAGGTAAATCAACTGTAATCAAAGAGATTGTACTTGATTTACTAGAAAAGACTAACGATAAGATAGGTCTTATATCTCTCGAAGAATCAGTAGGTGATACTGCAGAGAAGTTTATATCAATGCAGTTACAAAGACCCGTAATGGATCCACCACCTTTAACTGATAAAGAGTTAAGAGTAGGATTCGATGCTGTATTTGGCGATGATAGGCTTGTACTATTAGATCACCAAGGATCTGTAGGTGATTCAAGTCTTACTGATAAGATAGAATATATGGCTCTCATGGGATGTAAGTATCTAGTGCTAGATCATATTACTATTGCTGTATCAGAAGGTACAGAAGGTTTATCAGGTAATGAAGCTATAGATAAGATGATGTCTGATTTACTGAAGATAGTAAAGAAACATAACGTATGGCTTGGATTAATCTCTCACTTACGTAAGTCTCAATCAGGTGCTTCATCATTTGAAGAAGGTAAGTTTGCTTCTATTGACGACATCAAAGGTTCAGGTTCTATTAAACAAATATCATTTGATATAATTAGCTTTGCTAGAAACCTAGTTGCTGATGATGATTTAGACCGTAACACTATACGGTTTAGAGTATTAAAATCTAGATTCACAGGTTTAACAGGAAATGCAGGTGCTGCTGTGTATGATATAAATACAACAAGGTTAAATAAATTAGGAGATGGATTTGAATTCCAAACAGGAACGTTATGATAAGATATACTTAACGGTAGCTCACGTGTTTAGTCAGCTATCGTTTGATGACGATATAAAAGTTGGAAGCATCATAGTCCGTCATGGACAGGTGCTTTCGCAAGGGTTTAATGGTATGCCAACAGGTATGTGTAATCACACAAGACATCCTGATGGTATAACTAAACCTGAAGTTATCCACTCGGAAGCTAATGCGCTTATGAAGTTAGCTAAAACAGGTGGCAGCTCTGAAGGAGCTACAATATATACCACACACTCGCCTTGCATTGAGTGCGCTAAACTAATACTACAAGCAGGGATTATTAGAGTAGTATACGACGAGATGTATGATAGCTACGCGCTACAATTTTTAAAAGAAAGAGGACTTGATGTCAAAACCTATAGATCAAGTAACCAGCTACCTCTTAGAGAAAGTGGATGGAATAAATATAAACAATCCGAAAGCTAACTCTGGTGGGGTATTATTAAAGTTACATAAAAATTATAAAGAAGACATGGATATATTTGTTAACTCCGCACTGCAGACTATACAAATATTATTTACTAAAGATACAAGTGATAGCCCTGCAGGTACTTCACAATTGACTAACACATCATTTAAAATCGGTCAACATATACATAGGCTGCTTAAAAGAGATAAGTTGCCTTGGTCTATGGAGTTACGATTAGGTGATCTGTTTGTCGAAGGCTTTTATAACTGTGGTTTTATAGATTTATATTACCCAAGAATAAGAGATAGCAGCCATATAATATCTGCTACACCTAAGTGGATCGAGTTAGCAGACTTGCACGAAGCTACTACACGTATTAACTTAACAGCTACAAGAACTACGTTACCAAAGTCTATTACTTCTATGGTACAGAATGATAGACATTTAGTTATTAAGAATAAGTTAAAAGATGATCACTTAAATCTAAAACAACCATATATAAATGCTATGAATAAGCTACAGAAAACTGGCTGGCGTATAAATAGAAAAGTATATGACGCATTACTTAATAGCAAGAGTACGTTCTTACGCGAAGAACCTTATGAGAATAACGATGTAAAAGAAATGAAACGACGTAGTAAAGTTATGGAATGGAAGTTCATTACATCTAAGGCTAAGCTACTAAAGGATCATGATGTGTTTTACCAATACGTAGATGCAGATTATCGTGGTAGAATCTATTACATAGAACCCTTCTTAAACTTTCAAGGATCTGATTTATCTAGAGGTATGTTGAAGTTTGCTAGAGGTAAGCCAATGACAGACAGTGGTTTATTCTGGTTAGCAGTGCATACAGCTGTCAGCTATAACGAAAGCTACAAGATAGACGAGATACCTGAGTGGACTGAGCAAGACTATAAAGGTTATCTTAAATCAGAAGGACTAGAAGATATATCTGTAGATAAAATGACTTTAGAAGATAGAGTTAACTGGGTAAACAATAACATGGATTGGATAGTTGAATTAGGACGTACTACTTCTTTTGTACCATGCGAAAAGACTGTATCATTCTTAGCGTGTTGTGTTGAATGGTACGACTACCATGAAGCTAAGAAAGATCATAGACTACACATGTCACATTTACCTATACCTATCGACGGTAGCAACAACGGTTGGCAGCACTTAGGATCTATGTCTAAGGATACTCAGACAGGCGATCTTGTTGGGTTAATACCTACTGTAATACAAAAAGATTTCTACGTGCAGGCAGCTAAAGAGTTAATTAAGCTTACTGAAGATGATAGATTAAAAAGCATACTAAACTCTATGCCTATGAAACATATACGTAAGGGTATAACTAAACGCGGATCAATGACAAGAGCGTATTCTGCAGGTGCTAGTAAGATTGCAGAGAACATGTTCTTTGATTCTAAAGTAGAAGACTACCATACTATATATGGTATTACACAAGATGACTGTAACAAGTTTGCTAAGATTCTAATCAAAGCAATAGACAAAGTATGTCCAGGACCACTAAGTACTATGTCATACTTACAGAAGCTAGCTCTATTTGAGATAGGAAAGTATGTAAAGTTTTCTCCAGAGGGAGAGATAGCAGGTAAAGAATATTCAGATGTTATCGCCAGACAGAAAGAACTTTATATAAAGAAAGATAAGACAGATGAGGAACTAGAAGAGTTGAGTAAGCTAGTTCAATTTATAAACTCATATGAATCTAGATTAGTATACGGTAATGGTAAAGATAAGCTATGCTGGACAACTCCATCAGGGTTTCCAGTAGAGTATACTAATTTTCAAATGCAAAAGCGTAAAGCTAAAGGTACTATAAGTGGATACACTACGTACAATAAACGTGGCGTTGTACAACACTGTGCCCAAGTAGCAACTAAACTTCCTAGTATAAGAGGATTTATGACAGGAATATCACCTAACTTTGTTCACTCTATGGACGCTAGTCATATGGCACTCGTAATAGACGATTGGAATGGAGAGTTTGGCGCTGTGCACGATAGTTTTTCAACGCATGCTTGTGATGTAGAGCTATTACTTGCTCACACTAAACGTAAGTTCATAGATATGTACGATGTAGATAACTTCTACAACTACATAGAAGAACAGATAATAACAGATAAAGAAGAAATAGACGTTGAACAACCAGAGTTAGGCAGCCTAAGTATAAATGGCATAGAAGATTCTGATTATTTCTTCGCATAAAAGGAGGTTAATATGTCCACAACAGAAGGAGAAAGAATAAATTATAATTACTTAGCGTTACGAGGAGTAGATGTAGATGATGTAGAACTACAGGAAGAGTATCCTGAAATACCAACTGATGCATTGTATACACCTAGAATTAATGACATAATGCTAGACATAACTTATAAGCTAAACTTAGAAGCAGGTGTATCAGAAGAAGATGCGACTATGAAAAAGAAAGAAGCTGAAAGAGGTATAAAAGAACTATACGCTAAGAACGGATTACTTTAAATAAAAAACCCCAATAGATTTCCATGTGGATTTCTATCGGGGTTATTTTTTTTTAAAGTTCGTATTGTCTAGGTACCATACGTCCACTTCTTGACTTATGACCATTCTTCTTTAGCTCTTCAGCTAACAACTTCTTATTAGCATTTGTCTTAGCTATCATCTTGTTCATACGGCTCTCAAAGTCTAATAGTCTGTAGAACTCTTCAACAAAAGCATAGTATTGTCTGTAAGTTGTATTGGCTGCAAACTCTTCTAATTCTGGAAGACCGTAGTCTTCTTCATTAATACGATAATCAAATCCTACTTTTTTAAGAGCAGCATACATTCCTCTAGCAAAGTCTCTTACTTGATTGAAGAACGCTTGACTGTCTGTAGTTATAGGTCTTCCAGTAACCGCATCTACTTTACCTTCAGGTTTAGCAGCCATTTTACTTAACTGTTTAGTTAATGGTGACTTAGCAAAGTTAGGTTTCTTACTACCATCCTTCTGAACATAAAACTCTGTAGGTTGTAGTACCTGATGCATGTATCCAGCTTTAATTATAGGTATAGGTTGATCACCCATCTCTTTAAGAACTTTAGCTTTGTTCTGTCTAAACTTTTTCATGTTAGCTACAGTAGCATCTCTCATAGCTTGTAGATAAGAGTACTTCATAGACTCGTTAAACCAGTTATTATTTATCTCATCTAATACTACGTGCATATTACCTGCAGTTACTTTAACAGCATCATATATACTAAACATGTAAGGGTTACCACCACCTGCATTAGATATATCGTTCCATGATTTACCTGTTGCAGTCTTTACAATTGTAACAGCGTCAAGCGCTTGTATAGGTCCAGGTAAAGCACCACCATAAGCATACTTACCAAAGGTCTTACCACCTCCAGCAGGTTTAGCAGCAGCTGCAGTCATACGTCTCTTATAGTGTACTGATTTTCTAGCCTGCTTCTTAAGTCTAGGCTTACCAGTTTCTGGATCAGGAAGTACGTTACCTTCAGCATCATAACCTTCTGGTTCATATATATTAAATGTAGTTACATCAGCAGTAGCTTGACCTTCAGATACATACCTACCATAAGCACCTTTACCTAGTGGCAAGTCAATTCTAAAGTTCTCGTCTAACGCTATATGCATACCAGCAGCTGCACGTACTAATCGTCTTGATTGTATCGCATCAGTAGACATAGTGTCTTCAAGCGATACAGAATACTTCTCATTTAAAATCACAGATAAAGCGTCTAAATCATTGTCAAAAGCTTCTTTACTCATCAGGTATTCATATGCGTGTTTTAAATCTGGGTTATCATATTCTAACTTTAAGTTAAGACTATCTCTAAACTTAATCCAGAAACTCTGCAACTCCATACCATAACCATAAACCATGGTAGTACTTTTATTTAAGTCTTTAAAACCATATAGTTCATTAGCTACTGTGTTCAAGTGTGAAGTCATGGTGATACCTTCTTCACTATCTTGTTTAATATTATTCCAGCCGTCACCTATAGATGCAAGAGAAGTTCTAGCAACAGCATCTCTAATATCGCCGTCATCAAGTAAATCACCTACATCATTCTCTCTTATGATACCAGTACGTTTAGCTGTCTGTCTATGACCCATCTGTACAGCATTAGATGCAATACCATTAGTGATACCATCAGGATAAGCATTAAAGAATGTAGTAAAGTTCTTACCAGCTGTCCTTGCATCCATGTAGTTAGCAAAGTCTATTAAACCATCTATGTATACTAAACCTTCAAAGCCACCTTTAGCTTTAATAGCAGCCATGAGTTCACCATGCTGTTGTGGATCTAACTGAAGACTACCAGCAACTCTATTAGCTGCATCAACAGGCCACGCAGGATCATTGAGAGGTATCTTATTAGCTATAGCATCAGCAACCATTTCGTAGTCGCTATCACTTACTTGCTGTAGCTCTCTTAATATATTACCCCACTCTCTTAACTTTGGAGTTGCTGCTCTTAGCTTCTCTTCTCTTACTCTATCTAGTTTCTTAGCTGTACCATCAACTAATATAGCTGCATACATCTGTCGTAAGTTATTCTCTTCTATAGACGCAGGTTTTATTACGTCAGGTCTAGCAGCTCTAGTTACATACCTAGTTACTTTAGATGTAACAGGATTAAAGTGAGTTTGCTGAGGTATAAGACGTTGGTTATACCCTAAGGCAGCAAATGTTAAATAACTTATTTGATTCCTTGCTGCTTGTATAGCATGAACTTGTTGCGCATAACTATCTAATGAGTTGTTCATAACCTCACTAGCATTATACATATAGCTTGGATGTATATCAGGATAACTCTCATTAGGGTGTGTGTAATAACCTATTTCATCGTTGTATACATAACCATCTAAAAGCATCTGTCTAGTATCAAACTTCTCTTTAGCAAGATACTCTTTATTTTTAGTCTCACCCATACCATGTATCTCAGCTTCCCAAGACATAACATCATTATTATTTAAGTGTCTAAGTAATGTTGAAAGAAGTATCTTATTCCTACGTTTATCAACTACATGACCAACAGATCCTAAGTTTTTAAATGCTTTAAGTATTTCTTTTACTTGCTTCTCACCTACAGGACCTAATACTACCTTAGTAAAGTTAGCCATATCTCCTTCACTAATAGTACCAGAGAACATAGGAGCTGTTAGTGGTTTTATAACCTGCTTAGGGAATAGTGCTTGACGTATAGACTGACCTGCTATAAGATCAGGTACAGCGCTATCAAGTAGTCTAAACTCTGTTTGTTCAAACTTAGTCTCAACACGTTGTAGTATGTCAGGATTTAGATTAGCATATAGTTCTTTATAACCTGAACCTAATGTCTCTGCTTCTTCTCTAGTTAGTTTAGTCTTTTCAAGATCAGGATTAAGACGTAACCACTCTTGGTGTATCTGATTACCTAAAGCTCCATTACCTGCAGCCATAGTAACTGAAACACCTGTTGTTAAACGCTTCTCTTCTGCAGCTACTTGCTCTCGTGCAAGCAATTGTTCTCTAGTCTCATCAGTTATTTTCTCACCAGTAATAGGATCAACTTCAAAATCATCTACAGCTAAATAGGTTCTATCAGCAATAGCATTCTCAGTTACAAGTAAAGCTACTCTATCGTAGTCTTGTGAAGGCATATGAGATCCTTCAGCTACATCTTTATTGTAAGCTAGACCTCCACCTTTCATGATAGCTCTAACTAACTTAAGATCATAGTCACCAGACTTATTACTTCCAGTTTGCTCTTGTACTGCAGCCTGCTGTATCTTAGGACTAACTGACTGTTGCGGTGGTGGAGTATACACGCCATCAATGTTAGTACCTTTACCAACCTTAGCAGCATCAGGATATGTCTGACCTACTGGATTAGTACCTAGTCTAAACAATCCATTAGTGTGTATATTAATTAATCCTTTCTTAAGACGATTCGTTAAACCACCATCGTAACTAGAAGCACTCTTAAACTCCTTACCAGCAAAGTATCTACTCTTAGTAGGCTTTTCTTCTGGACGTCTTAACTGATAGTTAGGAGTCTCCCCAGCTCTTGAAGCTGCTTGACGCTCCTTTATATTTGGTCGGTATAGCTCATCTGGAACTACACCTTCATTCACATCTTCGTCAGTGAACCTTACATCAGGAGTACCAGTAAAGGTATCTCCTCTAAAGTTCTTATCTATATTAGCACCTTCTACTTGAGCTTGTTCTATCTCTTCAGGAGTTATACCTATAATACTCTCAAAGAAAGCTCTTACTTCAGGATCTTGTTGGCTTAACTGTTCGCCTACAAATGCTCTAGCTGTTTTATCTCTTAATGCTTTTTCAGCATCTCCACCTCTCGCTATTGGTTGAGAACGGGTCGACCTGGATCCACGATTAAATTTTGACATTATTCTATTCCACTATTGTTAAAGTTCCATCTATCTGCGAATTTACCCCATTGATTACCGATCTGATTAAACGGTGCAACAACAGGAAGTAGCTTAGTACCTAGTCTTACTGATTCTCCTACATCACCTTCAGAGAATTTGCGCATAGCACCTAACGTTCTTTTAGCATAGCCTAAAGCAGGAGCCTCACTTGTTGTTGTATCAAACACCCAAGCACTAGGACCTGATCCAGATCTATAATCGTACAAAGGCATGAACTGATCTATAATCCTTTCACTTGTACCTAATAATCCAGAAGATCTTATACCTCTCTGATAATACTCAGCATCATCTAAGTAAGGAGTAGACTCTCCGTATTTAAGTAGATCTTTAAGATACTGTGAAGCAAAGCTAAGCATAATCATAGTTGACATAGTAGCAAATGCATTATACTTTAATGCTGGAGTACCTCGTTTAATGTACTCACCCCATAACTTAGGTATATGGTTAGCTGTAAATGTAGCTATAAAACCTTGAAACTGAAAGAACAAAGCAAACCGAGGATCTTGATAGAACAATGGTCTGTTGGCAGCATCAGGTAATGCAACAGCATCTCTAATAAAATTAAAGGTAGCTTCTTGTACTTGCTTACCTAGCATTTCTTCTTTAAACTTAACACGATCAATTGCCAGTGGATTATTTCCTGTCAACTTAATAGATATAGTTCCTTCTCCAGTAGGATTAAGAGCTGTTAAGTCTTTACCAGTAGCTATTAGATCTGAATCAAACATTAGATCAACAATATTATTGTCTCCGCTTATACGAACACCTAAATCACGTAGTTGTTGCTCAGCTTCTTGTACAGATCTTGTCTTAGGGTCTCCACTTTGACGATGTAAATGTATTTCTTCTACTCTATTATATAAGAAGTCTCCGAATAAAGAAGCTCTCATAGCTCTAGGTAAGTTAGTAATACCAGTTAAACCATTCCATTTAAAGAAAGCTTCGAAGTACATCTGTTGTGCTGCATTAGTTTCAGTAACACCTGTAACTGTAGCCGCACCAACTGACCAATCATATAGACCTAACTCTCGAAGTCTTTGCTGACCCCAAGAGAATATATCATCAGAAGATCTTTGAGTACCTAAGTCTGCTATCTCTTTAGTTCCATCCCATATAGATTTACCTAACTCTCTACCTATACCTCTTAATCCTAAGTGCTGTCCATCTTTACCTTTCTTAGTACTAAATATTTCATCAGCTGTCAAGCCTTTAGTTACAAGACCTAACTCAACTGAAGATGATATAGCAGCTAACGGTAGTGATGCAAAGGTACTTAGTGTTAAGAAGTTTCTTTGCAACCTCATAAGTTTCTTACCCATCTCTGTGGTAGGTCTGTTATAGTTACCTGAGTCTGAATCAAGTACATCTTTAACTAGTCTAGCTATCTTGTTTACTTTCGCTCTAGGAGCGCCATCTTCGTATTCAGCTTCATGAAGTAAAGTATTTATAATCTTAGCGTTCTCACCTATAAACTTACGATGTCCTATAAATCTAGCAGCTTGTTTAGATGATTGACTAATATTATTGTATATATCTTGATCCATAAACTTATCAAACTTAGGATTCTCTGATAGGTTTAATGATCTCTTTCTATGAGCAGAAGGTACAATACCTTGGTTAGTAACACTAAACGTTGCAGAGTCTAGATCATATACTTCATGATTATCTATTAACTCATCAGTACTTTTCTTAGCTGCATCAGGAGTATAGTTATATTCTTCTTGAAGTAACTTCTGAAACTCTGCTTTATCTTTATATATGGCACGCTTATTCGGAGCTTTAAATCTAAATAAGTAGTTAGGAATATATCCCATCTTAGCACCAGCAGCTACCTGATCTCTACGTAGTTTATTAGAAAGTAATTCTATAAGCTTAGCATGCTTTATTAAATTAGTTCTATTAGGTAAATCTTTAGGTACAGTCTTCTCATAATGTTTATCTATCTCTTCTTCAGATCGAGGAACCTTACTATTTCCAGCATACTTCTTAGTAAAGTTTATTAGATTATGACTAGCTCTTTCTCTTGCTTTCATATTAAGTCTACCAGTTTCTCCCATTTCTTTAAAGAACATTTTATCTGGAGCAACCATATTCTTATATATAGCAACAGCATGATGCTTAGTTGACATGAAGTTTTCACCATCATACACTCTTTGTAGTACACCACCAAGTAAGTCTCTTAATCTTCTTAATGCTCTATACTGTATAGCATCAGAATTACTTATAGCATTAGGAACAGAACCTTGAAATAATCCTAGAGGATTCATAAACCTTTCTTTAGCCTCTTCGAAAAGACCTTGCTCCTTACGACGAGCTAATTCTTCATCAGTCCTAACTATAAGATGTTCAGGTTCACTATATAAAGTATCATATCCGCCAGCTCTCTTGTACGTCTCATGCCTTGCAGCTGCATCAGCAGCATTCTCTTCATTAGACTTCATTCCTTCTTTAGACTTAGCTTCTAACTCTGATAACATAGAAGCAGTAGATAAATCTTTCTCATGAGCAGGTGCTAATCTATACTTAACATCAGTCCAGCCAGCATAGTTCTGTACACCACCCATTGTTGCTATACCACCACCTAACACAGCGCCTGCAACCATACCTTCTGTAGTACGAGAGACTAGCTCTTCCATGTTTATTACACCTTCACCAATATCTTTATGGTGTGCTGCAAGATAAGCTGTAGCTTCTTGTAGTCCTTCAGTAACACTTTCCATAGTACCAGATTTAGCTTGTCTCTTAATTAAGTCTATGAATACTTGTTTAGCAGCTAACTGCTTAGATGCTTCATTAGCTGCATCACCTGCAAACTTAGCTAAAGATACTCTTGTTGCTCTACCTATTTCTTGTCTAGCTTGAGCTGGAGCCATACCTTTATTCACTAGTTCTTTATAAGCTTTTTGAAATAACTCTTTACTAGCTATAGGAGACTTCATAATATATCTAAGACCCAGCATATCTAATGCCATCTGAGTTACACCTGATATAGCTGCAACGCCAACATTCTTATTCTTATCGTCCATCTCATTATAAGTTTGACCAGCATACAATGATGAAGGTATTGCTAGAGATGCTCCCATAGTAGCAGGAGCAGCAAAGTAAGCAGCTGCTGTTATACCCATGTAAGGTACAGACATAGCTAACATATTAGTAAAGTATTCTAAACCGCTATAAAAACCATCTACATCTTTATAAGACTGTATAGACTCAGCATAAGGTTCAACTTGTCTACGTGCTCTTTCAACTCCCATCTCACCTATTTGTGAAACAGCATCCCAATGTGTTAGATCACCGAACGCTTCAACAACACCAAACGATGCTTCTCTTACGCCTACCCAGGTTTTATTCCAAGTATCTTTTGTAGGATCTAAAGCTTTATTGAGAAGAGTTCTATCACCACTTCGAGATACAACTTCAGCATCAGTAAAGTAATTACCTAGCCCCATATCTCTCATGTACTTTAACTCTCTTTCATCTTGAGCTATAAGCTTTATGCCTGCTTTCCTATACCCTTCTCTATCTAACGCAGCTAGTATATCTTCTCTTGCACGAGACCATTCATCTTCTTCATATAGACCTGCTGAAAACTCTTCTTGTCTTCTTTGTTGTTCTAATTCAAAGAATATTCTATTTTCTTGAGATGTATATTTAGTAGGATTCTGTATACCTTCACTAAGTAACTTACGTTTCCATGATTGACCTTTGTCATTATATAGATCCCCTAAGTATCTCTTCTTAGTACTATCTATTATCGGTCTACCGCGACTATCACGACGTAACCTTAGTTCAGTATAACCCATCTCATTTGCAAGACGAGTTAATACATTAGCTTCTGTTTCACCACCTGCAGTACCAGCTTTATATTCACCTTCAATCCACTTAGGTACTTCTTGTGTATCATAGCCTTCAAGTCTAACAGGCTTATCTATGTCAGGGTGAATAACAGTATCACCGTCAACAGCTTCCATAACTCCAATCATATTAGGTTTGTAATCAATTATAGATTGTAGGAAGTCTTGTTCTTCTATTTCTGCCATTTATGACTCCATTCTATGTAGCGTTAATACCACCTGCTCTCATGAACTCGTACAAAGGAGTAGTCTGAGGGTCCATATTCTGAGCTCTAATTCTAAAATCATCGTTCTCATTTAAGAAATCTATATCACTCATATCTGTAGGCTTGTTCTTTAGTATTCTATCTAAGTATGCTTGATAGTTTATACCAGCATTCTTAACAATCATTGTATCTACCATAACTGGATTATAATTTGCTATCTCAGGATTAGCTTTTATAGCTGTCGCGCGTACATTAGAAATAGCTCTATCTAAATCAGTAGCAGGAATATATTCACCATCAGCGTTCTTAAATGCTACACCACTAACTCCAGTACCTTCAGTCTTAACTATAACAAATGTCTTATCTAAGTAAGGTTTTATAGAACCATAACCAGCTTTCTTCTTTGGATCTCTTTTCTTCTCTTGCTTCATCATAGTAACAGCCATGTTAAGCATTTCAGTTCCAGTATCAGCAGGTATATTATTATCTATAAGCCATGCTCCCCATTGAACACCAGCCTTCTGTTCATTAAAGTTTTCAAAGATTCTCTTTTCAACACCCTTATCATCTAGAATTGACAATTCTGGTTTAACTAATGTTGCACCTAGCTTTTGTAGTCTAGCTACTTCCTTAGTATACTCATCACCACCAGACCTAAACCTACTACCATCAGTAGTAAAGCCTTGAGTAGGATCGAAGGCTACCCATATACGTTTTCCTGGATTATCAGGATCATCTATTTGAATCTTCCAACCAGAACCATCCTCACCTATCTTATACTTTCTAGCCATTACCTTAATTTCTTTACCATTACGAAGACGTTTGTAAAAAGTCTCATATGTATTAGTAGGACTAACTAATGTACCAATAAGTTCTAAATCATTTAAATTCCTAGTCTTAGCGAACTTAGCGATAGAAGAAGGCTTATGTTTACCAGCCTTCATGTAGGCTGCAACGTTAGCTTCATGCTTATCTTGTCTAGCTAAGTAATATTTACCTGCCATAGCACCTGCTTGGTTAGGTGAAGCGCCAAATATTCTAGCACCTAGGTATATAGCTATTGCTTTACCAAGATCTTTCTTATTAAAGATATCTCCAAACAGATCTTTTAAGAAGCTTTTAGCTTTTTCCCATGTTTTACTCTTAGGATTTACTCTTCTTCCTGCATCTTCTAGTTTACCCTTAGCAGCAGCATCTTCTAAGTTAGCAGGAAATCTACCACCGTTCTTCTTAGCAAGCTCAGCTACAATCTTATCTACCTGTGTGCCTGCATAAGGATCAGTTGGTGTATCATCACCTTTCTTATCATCATCAAAATTAAATTCGTCATTAAGATCATTCAGTAAGCTTTTCTGCTTATTAATTTCTTTATCCAAAGCGGCTTTTGCTTCAGGTGAATTAGTGTTTAGCTTAGCATTCTCTAAAGATTGTATTCTTCTATTTATTCTGTCAACATCTTTACGGGCTTCTTCTTCATTCTTTGCTTTTATCTTTTCATCTGCTACTGCTATATCTGCTAACGCTTTGTTCTTAGCTTCTAATGCTCGGTTAGCTCTTTCTTCTATAACTTCACCTGGGTTAGGTAACAGTCGAAAATCAAAGTTAGCACTAAAAGGATTAAGAGTTGTTTCACCATCTAAGTTTTCAAGTTGATCTTGAGCTATTTCTAAAGCCTTTTCTGCATATGCCTTTTCATTCTCAGGAGTAAATATACCTAAAGGATTATTTTTAACAATAGCAGCATCTCTTTCAAATCCAGTGGTTCCATCACCGCCGTGCATAAACATGTTTTGATATAGAGGAGTGTATTCAGAGCTAGATTGTAATGGCATTTCGTTATTTAAATCATAGCCATCTGCTGCTGGATACATCTTACGGTTTGTTGGGTTAGCCATATCCATGTAAGGTATTTGAGTTAGTTTAGCTCTATTACTTTCACCTATCTTATTCTCTAACTCTTTTCTTTTAGAGATCATAAGCTCTTTTTCTGCAGGACTCATTCTATTATACATATCAGGATTGTTCATTATAGCTTTGTACTTAGCTACTTCAGCTTTCCAGTTTTCAATCCAATCACCTACACCTGCATTAGCAGGAGGTACAACAGCATTCATCAATCCACCACTGCGAGGAACTTGTAAATCTAAATTAGATGTTATGTTATTAAAAGCAATTCTATCTGCACCACCTTGAGGCGATGTAGTACGTTGAATTACTTCTGGTTTAGGTGGAACATAACCAGGAGGCATCATGTCAGGTCTAATATTACCACCACGTAACGATTGAGCATCTGTCATATTTCCCATGAATGCGCCAGGCATAGAGATAGATTGTCTTGGATCTCCATACTGCATTTGATTAGCTTCCCTAAAGCTATTGGCTCCTGAATCTGAAGAGTTCTGTAGTAGATACTCATCTGATATTATACCAGCTGCTACATCTTCAGGATTAACGTCACCTAACCTACCTTGATGGTTCTTCATGAAATTCATTATGGGATCTTCTTCTTCTTCTTCCATGGGTAAACCTCCAACAAAACCACCTGGGTTATATTCTGGTATAATACGATTTTGCGCACCGCGTACTGAAGGTACAATAGATTTAGTTACCTTTTCTACATAATCAGGATGCTGAGCAAATGTATGTTTACCGAGACGCTTCTTAGCTTTCACATTGTCATACCACCCAGGTAATTTACCATCTTTACGTTGCTGTCTAGTAAGCTCTTCATTTAAAAAGAATTCAGCTCCATTAGTAGGATCTTTTATCTCACCACTTAAGATACCTTCGAGAATACTTGCAGCTTTCTTATATTCTGCAGACGTTTTTATATCAGTATTCTTCTTATCGTACCAGTAGCTATTTGTAGGATCTAGTGTAGAAGTAAACGCATGCTTTTTCTTTATTATATCATGTAGTTTATCACCACCATGCTCTTCTCTATTTGCCTTTTGTCTATTTAAAGCAACATACATAACACCAGCTTGTGATGTAAGGTCTTCACCTCTAGCTTCTGCAGCAGCCATTCTAATTAATAGATCTTTGTCTTCATCTGATAACATTATACCACCTGAGTTCATTGCAGTTATCTCAGGAGGAGGAGGTACTATCTTAGGTATAGGTTTGCCTTCTAAGAAAGCTTTATTACGAGCTGCTCTTAGAGCAAGCCCATGATTCCTTTGTGCTGCTAGTGTCGGACCATAAATCTCCATAGTTTCCTTTGGAGAAACAAATTCTCCTTTAGTCACCATAGCTAGTTCAGTATCCCTGTTTGTAGGGTCTGTTAAACTCTTCATCTGCTACTCTCCTTGTAAAGGTCCCTTTCTTAGTGACATTTTTAATCTAATATCGTCTAAAACTTTATCATCATAACTTCTAATCTTAGCATCCTTAGCAACTTCTTCTTTATAAGACTTATCATCTCGCCACCAACGAGGTTGATACCAATTTCTATAAGGAACTTGTTTTTTAGCGCCAGTTACCATCTGACCAAATGATGAATCAACATCTGGTTCTTTAGCAAATGGTGAATCAGGCCTATGTGCTCGACCAAAGTTTCTATCTCTCTGTGCGCCTGCTCCATATTCTCTAAGAGCATTTATATCATCAGCATACTTTGCAAATAATGAATTGAGTTCAACTCTAGAAAGTAAACCATCTCCACCACGGCCAGCTCCAGGTTCTGTATACCCGTCAGCATACCTATCATCTCTCCACATCATAGTATCTCCATGGTACTTTTCTTGTATAGCCTTTCTATCTTCATTGAACTGTCTATTTCTTTGTTCTTGTGCAGAATTAAAAGCCGACTCAGGAAAACTGCGGTAATTGGCAAACATAGGATCATATGACACTGGTGTTCGTATAAATGACTTCCCAGAACTAATGGTTTCAGCACCTAGAGATTTCTTCGTGTTTGGATACTCATAAGCGTTAGCTTGCATATTATAAGCTTTATCAAACGCAGGCATGTTAGGTCTATGAACTTGTTTGAAATAGTCTTGATGTAAACCAGGTATATTTGGATCTCCAAGTACGCTATCAGTAGAATCCCTATAACTACCATAGTTTGGTATTTTCTTATCATCAATTTTAATTTTAAGATCCGCCATCGCTTTCTTCTTATCTAAGTCTATCTTAGCAGCAGCTTTCTCTTTGTCTAATTTAATCTTAGCCTCAGCTTGCTTCCAAGCAATCTCTTCTTTCCAGGTTTTATAGTGACCGCCTTTACCAATCGGAGGATTAAAACCAATAGGACCAACCCCTTGAATCGGACCACCACCGTTATACCCTTTAACTTCACCACCGTTATTAGCACCAAATAAGCCTGTAATCCAACCAGGAAACCCGAGCGTTGTGCCAGCAAATTTTGCGCCTCCCAGCAGAGCGTTACCAATAACGCCTGAGCCTACTTCCAGGCCTACATCTTGATACCAAGGGCTTTCCTTCTCATGTGTAGGATCTCCAGTTCTTAGAGGACCACCAAGATCTACTACTTTTGCTGGTTTAGCTAATGGAGCAATCGCATATGGATTTCTTCTAGGATCTTCCTCTTCTATTTCACCGTATACATGCCCGCCATTAACGTATCCTTTTATTTGTCCACCGTTGTTTTTGTAATAAAATGGATTATCTTCTGGACTCAAAGCAGTATGCCACATGGCTTCTAATTCAGTTATGTCTTCAGGTGTCCAATCCTTATGCCTAGCTTTATAATCTGCAATATCGTCTTTTATTCTTTTAACGTCAGATGGATCATAATCGTATAACCAGGCATCAGGATCATTAACTTCTGCCTTTCCAACACTATACTCATAGTCCAAATCAGGTTTACTAGATACATTTCTAAAAGGATCTAATGGACCTCCAGGGCTAGTTGCTTCTAGTGCTTGCTTACTTTCTATCTTTGAAGCTATTTTAGCTCTTGCTAAATTACCAGCTTGACCAATACCTTCTAATCCAGCTTTAGCACCTTTCTTTATAAGGGCGGCGGCTGCATCACCTATACCTGGAATTGCTCCTATTATGGTAGCTCCACCTAAAGCGCCTATTAATAGCCAGTTAGGATTTGGCTTTTTCATTTCTTTATATACTTCTTCAGCTGCAATTGCATCACCTACTACAGGTAAGAAAGCTCCCATTTCTCTGCCAGAGTACATTGGTTCTCCAGTCTCTAATGATTCTTTCCATTTAGCTTTTTGTCCTTTATCCTTTTCTTTCCAATAGTCAGCATCACCAGCAAATCTATTCCACCAGTTACCTATACGTCCACCATTAACGTATCCTTTTATTTGTCCGCCTGTGTTCCAACCTTCGGGAGGACCCATATCAGGAGCAGCGCTACTACCACTTGATGAAGAACCACTACCACTAACGTCCATACCACCGCCTGGAGGACCTGTATTAGGAATAGATATATTACCTTGATCATCGCTAAACATATCTAAAGCACCACTCTCTTCAAGAGATTGAAATGTATTTGGTGATCCTGTGTATGTAGGTTGATTCCAACCGTAAGGAGTTACACCGAGAGCATTAAGAGCACCTGAGTATGTACCACCTTTAAATGTATTACCGCTAGAACCTGCACCTCCGCCATCAAACATATCTCCAATACTTGTATAAGAACTAGACAGACCATCTGATGCTTGAGTATCTGGAGCACCTTCACCACCAGCCGTCATCCACGCTGCGTAGTCAGGATGCCCTGGCATAGGTGTACCTGACGGTGTTACAAGATCGCTGTAGTCATCTGAATCATCTGAGCTACCTTCGCCTTCTTGTTCCGCCATAAGATCAGCTATCTTATCTTCAGGTATATATGGTTCATACGTATAACCCAAGTCAATCTCTGGACCTGTACCAGTTACGTACTGTGCCATAGGTATCGTTGCGTTACCAATAGATCCTGCTTGTATTATACGAGGATCTTCGCCTTCTAAGACATCGCCTTCTAAGGCATAAGCACCGCCTGAGGCTCTCATTTTTTCTAACATATCGTCATTTAACACTGGAGTTCCACCAGCACCTTGTAATATCTGTGCCATTATTTTGCACCTCCAGCAGGTTTAATTTGATTTGTAGTTGCCATTGGATTATAATTATTAGCTTGCATATCTAAAGTCTGCATACCTGACATACCTGGTCCCTGACTTACAGCTGCACCTACTCCTCCTGCTGAAGCAAGCATAGGAGTCATAGGAGCTGGCATTTGCTTAGTCATATCCATTTGATTATGCATCATGTTGTGTTGCTGCATAAATGTTCCTTGGCCTAATCCACCTCTTTGTGGTACTAATGGACTTCCTAGTCCTTGACCTATACTTTGTTGAGGAGGCATAACAGCGGGAGTTGGCACCATCGCGCCAGTCGTTCCTTGGCCCATCACTTGCCTCCAGAAGATACTTTCTCTGTCTTCGATCCCACAGCAGGAGCTCCGTACAAGCCAAATAATCTTGATATACCTTGATAAGCTGCGTCAGCTTCATTCTGTTTCTGTTGTTGCATAGCAGAGCCAACACCTTCAGTAGCTGCAATACCTTTACCGAACTGATCAGCAATAGTAGATCCAGATCCTAATACTCCTTGAGCACCTGCTAATGCTTGCTTCTGTCTGCTAGCTAACTGTTGAGAGGCCATATCACCTGCAGTCTTAGTTAAAGCTGAAGCATTCATAGCTTGTGATCTTGCGCTACCTAAGTTTCCACCCATTGATGCGTTACCTTGCAGCTGCCCTAACTGAGCCATCTGCGCATCACCAATGGTATCTTTCATTGCGGTAATCTGATCGCCTAAAGCATTAGCTCCAAACAAACCCTTACCTTGAGCTGCATCTCTGTAAGCGCCAGCTGCTTGATATGAGTCAACACCTAGCTGATCTAGCATACCACCCCGTTGACCTAATGCTAACTTTCTTTTGTATGCATCTTGCTGTGCCTGCGATAAACCTTCAACATGACTCATCTTACCACTGTCATACATATTCGTTGCAGCCTTAGTTGCTGCTTCTACTTGGGGACGCAACCAGTCAGGAACACCTGTATTACTAATTGTCGTTTTATCTCCACCACCAGCCATATTATAACTCCTTCATTAAAACCGTAAAAGGTTGTTTATATTCTTTTGGCAAGGCTCTTGCCCAACCTTTTCTGCCATAGACAGATGCGTACTTGCATCCCATCTCTTTTGCAAACTCTTCAAATTTCTTAAGTATAGGTGGTCCATACTTGAACCAACCTTTACCAGTTGTAGTAACTATAACGAACTCTTTGTACTTAGTGTACTCAAGTATTCGTGTCATAGCTACAGCTTTTAGTTTGCCCTCATCTTCGAGAACCCAACACTGTGCGATTCCCTTGAGATTTTCAATGAACAAGTCATAGGAAGTTATATCTCCTAGTCCATGTGCTAATGATTTCTCTACTTCAGGAGCTATCTCTCCCCATCTAAGGGTTAACTCCTCGTGTCCTAACATCCTCATTATGTATTCCTTATGTTGGCTTTGTAGGCCATGTTACACTATCAGGAAATCCTGATTGATCAGGTATATCTAATAATGCTTGTCTGTAAGTTGTCCACTCTGTCTGTTTAGTAGAAGACAAAGCATTCCATCTAATAGGATTCAATGTGTCTATATCAACTGATAATAAACGATCACGTTCAACCCTAACGATATTACTTGCTTTTAAAGTATCGTAAGCAGTAATATCAGAATCTGACTTACTAACAATAGATCCACTAGTAACAACATGTTTTTTCGGATGGCTTGATCCTTCTATAGAACTATATCCCGAAGGTACATTTACAGCTATGTTATCAGCTGTCGTTGTAATACATCTAAGAATTGAACCATCACTATTTTTATATATTGTATAGGTCTTCATCGTTTAAACTCCTGTACAACTAAACTAGATCCTGCAGCTACTTCTGGTGTAGTATCACCACCTCCACCAAAGTTCGCTTCACCTTGTATAGTAACAGTAAATGTATTGTTACCTGTTGAAGTATTAGATACATAGAATGTAGCAGCATAAGTTTCATCGCTTAAAGAACTACTACTACCTGTATGAGTAAAATCTCTTTCAAGTATTGTAGATCCATTAAGTTTTATTTTTATAGTTGTTGTATTTGCAGGATTATATTGTGCTGCTTTAGAACCTGTTTGGAAATTTATATTAAATGATCCAATAAAAGCACTAGGATTAGTACCATTAGTATGTCCAACAGTAAGTAAAGTTTCTTCAGTACCTGTGTACTCTTCTGCAGAAGATAAAGAAGCATTAATTGTATTTGTTACAGCTGCACTATTGATATTAGCTGTACCTACAATGTTACCATTTAATGTTAATAATCCAGAACTAGGGTGTACTGTTATATTAGTTGTAGCATCACCCATTGAAACTATACCAGCACCTGTTCCAGTACCTATAGCTTTAAAACCTTCACCACTAGTAACAGCTCCTGTACTTGTATTTACTGCAAGATCACCTATAAGAATATTCTTACCTGTAATTGCATCTGCGTGTAACTTAGCTGCTGTAATAGCATTAGAATCTATTTGAGCTGCTACTATACTAGCTGCAGTAATCTTACCACCATCGATAGTAGTTGTATTATTATTAATTAAATTAACAAAGTCTTCACGAACCCAGTTACCTGTACCTGATCCTGAAGCAATATACATTTCGTTATTATCGTTAGTATCAATCCATATATCACCTGCTGCAGTAGCTGTAGGTGTAGAGTCTTGTCTAAACACTTTAGCTTTACTATCTGCAGCTGATTGTGCAGTATTAGCAGCTGCTTGTGCAGTCGCTATAGCTGCATCTTGTACAGTAATCCATTCGTTAGAAGCTACTTGATCGGCTCCTGCTGCAAGAGCAATATACATTTTGTTACCATCATCAGTATCAACCCATATATCACCAACTGCTAAAGAGGTAGGTACAGCATCTTGTCGAAAGGTTGCTGTCTTACTATTTGCAGTATTCTGAGCTGCAGTTGCTAATGCACTTGCGGCTGTTGAGTCTTGAGCTAAACTCCAGTTACTTGTTCCAGAGCCACTAGCTACATATAACTTATTGTCATCATCTGTATCAATCCAAAGATCTCCAGCTGATATAGCTGTTGGTGTACCTGTTTGTCTAAATACTTTAGGAGGAACAATAGATGTTGAACCATCTGATAAAGTATTACTATTAGTAAACTTAACGATGCCGTCAAACTCAATAACCTTAACAGGTGATCCGAAAGTTTCTGTAACTGTTCCACCTGCAGATGCTTCTACAGCTGAAAATGTACATTGCCAATAAGGATTACTATCACTTGTATTAGGTGTAGGTGGTGTCTGTGACCAACCACTAGGTAATGTTGTGAATGCATTACTACTAAATGAAAATGTACTATTAGAGTTTGTTGGAGCTGTAGGTGCGTTAGCATCTGTAGCAGTCCTATATACTCTACCCACTGTTTGTCTTGGTCCTGTAGCTCCATCAGATCCGTCTGACCCATCAGATCCATCAGACCCTGCTGGTCCTTGAGAACCTGTAGCTCCTGTTGATCCTACTTTTGATTTAGTAAGAGTTTGAGACTTAAGAAAAGTTAAGTTACTATTAGCTGGTCTAACAGTTATAGTATAATCTATTTTTAATGAGTCAACAGAGTTAGACATTCCTGAATGGTCAGCTATAACAATATTATTACTCGACGCACTTTGACTACCTTCAGTTATATCTGAGTTATTTGCTACAGTTACTGTAAATTGGCTTGCACTAGGTGTACCTGATGTAATTCCTGTAAGCTGTGTTGCTCCTTTGTATACTGAAATAGTTGTACCAGACCCTGAGTAGCTTGACACCACACCTGCACTAGACGCAGGTAATGTGTGCGACTCGTTAGTTACAACTACAGTATAGCCATCTGCACCTTGTTGTATAGCAGGTATACTTATTGTATCAAATGCTAATTCATTTTGATCTGCTTCTGACACACCTACTCTTAATGTAGAAGGATTAGTCCAATCAGCAAACGCTGCAGGTACAGATACAGAAAAAGTATCTGATAAAGCTGAAGAGCCATCTGTAAAACTAGACTCATCTGATATCTCATCACCAGTAAATTTAAAGAATCCATTAGTAACATTAGATGCTGTAGCTGTTAACGTGATTGATGATGGACTTGGGTTTAAACCATTTTCATCATAAGCAATAACATATTTAGATGAAGTTAACTTTACAGCGATAGAGTCAGAACCAGCTGCACCAGCTGCACTAACTACTATTGCTGTAGAAAACTCTGATGCAGCTATAGAGTCTGTACTTGTATCACTTACTGCACTTGCTTGAATTACCCATAGATACTGACCTGCAGGTACAGTAGGTATAGATTGAGTCCAACTATTTAATGTACCACCAGATAATGTATTATTAGAAAAAGTATATGTAAAAGTACCAGACGGATCAGCAGGAGCTGACGAGTTACTTGTACTTACTTGGAATAGTTCAACAACGGCAACACTATTACCGTCAATACCTGACGCTCCAGTGACAGCTGCAGTAGAAAACTCTGAAGTAGGTATAGAATCTGTATTAGTTGTAGATGATGCAGTCGCATGCTTCATCCAAAGGTATTCGCCTTTAGCTAATGTAGGTAATGATTGTGTCCAACTATTAAAAGTTCCTGCAGATAGTACACCTGTTGAAAATGTATATGTAAATGTACCACTAGGATTAGACGGTGCAGAACTTGCATCAGTATTCTTTTGATAAATAGCTACTGTAGCATTGTTAGTTCCTGCAGCACCTGCTGGTCCTGTAGTTCCACCTTGGAATGGTGTACCCCAAGATGTAATGCTAGTTGCACTTGTTGATGGATCAAATATTGTACTTGTTATCCATACCTGATCAGATCCTGACGGCACTGCTAATGCCCAGCTTGCAGAGTTAGTACCACTTAATGCACCTGTAGCATATGTCCATGTGACATCTGTAGGAGCTGAAGGTGTACTGCTAGATCTAATATATAGCTCAACAGCAAACTTACCTTGATCTCCTTTTTCTGCTAACTTTGTAACAGATGACCAAGAGCTTGATCCTATCGTTTCAATAGCTCCTGTATCAGCTACATGTACTGTAGTTACCCACAGGTATCCACCAGTTCCTGATGGAACATCTCTAAACCATACGTCATTAGGTCCAATACCATTTGATACACCATCATGACTAGACCCATTAGTTAATACACCTGTCTTATAAGTGTATGTAGTTTCTTCATTCATTGCTGAAGGTGCAGAGTCAGTGGATGTTCTTGCATATAGATATATTGTTGCTGTATTAAACCCACTTGCTCCAGAACTAATTCGTCCTGTTCCGCCTACACCCATACCAGCTATACCTGCGTTTAGTGCTTGAGTAATCTGATTCGTCCATGAATCTAATACTAAGTCTCCTGTTATTGGGGGTTTAATTACTGTCATTACCTTGTACCACCTTTAATTATTTCTAGTTGATAACCTGTTATATCCCAAGCTACTCCTGATGTAGCAGACTGATCACCTATCTTATAGTTTAAGAATCTACCTTGTATTCTAGTATCTACCTTATAATCAGTTGCATAATTAAATGTAAATGATGAGCCACTAGTTACACCTGTTTCATCTTGAGGTCTTGAAGTTCCTTTTAACTCTATATCTAAATCTTGAGATCCAGACATAAGTATAGCAATAGAACTTAATTCTTCAGTATCAAACTCGGGTGTTAAGGCTAATCTTTCTCTTTCAACAAATGAATCGTAGACAGTAGATCCATCTTTTAGTGTATAATTTCCGGGAACATCACCATAGAATACCGCTGCAGCATTTGTTATTATAGGTATCGATGAATTATCATCTCCAGAATAAGGTGCTACATCTGCAGATACTATATTTGTTTGTGCTCGTTTAGTCCATGCTTGAGTTCTATAATTCCATATTAATACTTCATTGTTATTAGCATTAGTAGACGGTGTGTAAAACCAAAGTTCATCATATCTTCTATTTCTTAATATTTTTATATTATCAGGATCTAATGTAGTAGTTGTACCATGTAAGTAGTGTCTAACTTTTAAATCAGCTAGTGATTCTATATTTCCTGGATGTCCTGAAAATGCGTATACGTCATCACTACCAACAACTATATGTCTACCGTCAAACTCTTTAACTGCTCCTAAACAATTAGCTCCATAGCTTTCTGTTACAGGAGATACAGAGTAAGGTATAAGTCCACCTGATCTTTGTATAGAGTGAATAGAACTGTCTGTATATACATACATTACTCCTTGCATTTCAGCCATGTCTCTAACAGTACCTGTACCTGACAATGTAAATTCGTCAGCTGTATTAGCTCCATCTCTAAATGGATTCCAACTGGTAGGGATATTTCCTGGTGCTGCGACATCAGAAGTTCTTATAACACCTGGAAGTTTTCTTATCACAGCAGAAGTAGAAGCATTAGTTTCTGTAAGATCTCCTGCTATTAACGAGTTACCATAAGACTTAATTACCCCACACCTTACATTAATAGTAGGTGTATCTTGTATAGATATTCTTATAGTATCTCCCGGTAATGCACCAGTTAACGTGTCTGTTCTAGCCCTAGGTGTTGCTGTATTTTCTGTACTACTGTCTGCATTATTATTTATAGTAACAGGTGTACCGGATGGATTAAGACTTGTCATCTTAAAGTTTAATACAGGTGTGTTAGGATCTATAGGTATAACAGTATACAAAAGATTTTGTGTACTAAAGTCTATAGAAAATCTACCTAAAGATATATCAGCATTAAACTCATCCCACTGCATATTTATTACTTCTGTCTGTGATAAGTATGAATCCCAATTAGGTAAGTCAGCTAACGTACTAGTACTTACAGGATCTGCTAGATACTTTGGTTTATCAATACTGTTATTAATAATAAAATGAAACCCACCATTAAACGTAGTGTGAGACCATTTAGCTGAAGTGCTAGTTGTCATAGTACCTGCAGTAATTCTTGTACCTAATGCAGTTGTATTCCATGCATATATAGTAGCTGTAGTACTAGCAACATGAACAACAATATAATAATTATTTGTTGGACCTTGCCAGTAAGCTACATATTCTATTCCTGATGTAGGACAGTTAGTTAAACTAATTGCTAGTTCACCTTCCATTTTACGTACAGCACCAGCATTAAATCTTACATTACTCACATTTGAAAATGCATTAGGTGGTAGTGCAGATGATGATGCATCGAGCATTACACCTAAAGACGCTAGGTCTGTTATTGGTATAACTTGTCCTGCCATGAGAACCTCCTATTATTTCGCGTATGGATTTCTAAACTTGGCTATTGATCCACCGAAGTAGAACGATATGATACCAGCAAACACGTCTAGTAAAGTCATTAACCATATCATTGGTAATCCAATAACTGTAGTGACCTCTTGTATTTCTTTATTACTTTTACCTATGCCAAATATTCCATTGCTTTCTTCCATAACTGTTTTTATATCAAACCATTGGAAGTCATACATTACTACCATATAGGGTATACCAAATGCTAGTGTTATTAATAATCCATATGCAAGAACTCGTCGAGCTACAGACCTATGTGGATCTGTCTTTGATAAGCCTTTCTCATATTTAATCTTAGCTTCCATTAATTTTATTTCAGTATCAGCAGCATCACTGTTTGCTTTTGATACAGCAACAATCATGTCCATTTGATGCTTTCTTTCAGAAGCTTTCACTTCTTGGTTTTGGCTCCAGATCTTACCTGCAAAGCCAGTAATGGCTCCAAATCCTGAACTGACCAAAGCCGTTGGTAATCCAAATAACATTGTTTACTCCTTTAAAATATCGTCAAGAACACTCTCGCTGACCGGTCTGCGGGTCAATGAAACAAGCCATATACGTATCTTCTTCCGTCTCACTCGTCTCTCCAGTGTTTTGAGTCTCGCTCTTATTCTTCTTTTCCTCTTCCACGGGCGCATTGAGGATTCCGAATCTTTTCCCCGCTGCTCGGAACGTTGTACATCCCTTCGCCCCGCCACTCCAGGCATCCATATAGACCTGTTTGAACTCTTCATACGATACGTCGTCCCCCACATTACAAGTTTTACTACAAGCTGAATCAACGTAGTGTTGTGCTAATAGAAGAACAGCTAAATGTTCTTGAACTGTAATTGAGTTTGCGGTTCGTCCTTCGATTCCTTTTGAGTACGCATAGTCCTCAACTCTTTCAACGATCGGTCCGTCAAAAGTCTGGATGGTACGGTCATAGTGATGTGAAAAGACTGGTTCAATTCCTCCACTGACGTTGTCCGCCACCAAGCTGATGGTACCAGTTGGAGCAATCGAGGTAAGGTGTGAGTTCCTGATGCCATGTTTGCGTATTTCCTTTTTAACTGAAGCAGGTAAAGACCTGACAAAATTACTTTTTAAATACTCTTCTCGATACATAGGGAATGGTCCCTTCTCTTTAGCTAACTTTGCAGAAGCTTTATATGTATTGTCTCTTAAACATGCAAATACTTTTTCTGCCCATGCTAGAAAACTTTCAGATCCGTAAGGATATCCGATCATCTCTCCAGCATTCGCTAGTCCTGTAAGTCCTAACCCCATCCTTCTTTTATTCTTTGCTTCATCTGCTTGAGGAGTTAATGGATATATTGTACGGTCTATTACATTATCCATAGCTCTAACTACCGCAGGTATATCTTTTTTAAACTGTTGAAAATCGAATACATAAGGTGCTTTACCATTAGGTGTATTCTCATAAACATATCCAGTTAAGTTAAATGAACCTAATAGACAAGCACCGTAAGGTGGTAGCGGCTGCTCTCCACAAGGATTTGTAGCCGATATATCTTCACAGTAATAAAGATTATTCATTTCTTTTATTCTATCTATGAATAGTACGCCTGGTTCTGCCCAGTCCCACGTACTCTCCATTATCATTTCCCATATTTCAGAAGCACTCTCTTCACCTCTGACAATACCTTCAAATATTAGTTCATAGTTATCACCAAATTTAAGTGATTCCATAAACGCATCTGTTATACCAACACTAATATTAAAACCAGTAAGCTTATCAGAATTACGTTTAGCAGTAAGGAAGTCTTTAATATCCGGATGGTCCACCCGTAAAACACCCATCTGCGCGCCCCGTCTATGTCCCGAACTTGCAATCGTCTGGCAAATAGAGTCAAATATGCCCATAAAAGATACGGGCCCAGACGACTTGGAATCCAAGGACTTAATGAGATCCCCTTTTGGACGGAGTAATGAAAAATCATATCCGATACCTCCTCCTCGTCGCATGGTTTCTGCAGCCTCTGTGGCCCGTTCCATTATATTACTCATAGAATCTTCGATTGTACCTGATACAAAACAGTTGTATGCGGTTGTAATCCGCCTAGATCCCATTGCATTTTGTACCCTGCCAGCTGGTAAGAATCTCATCTCACCTAGAATATCCTGCAGTTCGTACTTATGCTCTTGTCCGTCAGATAATGAACCTGCTATCCGTCGTACTTTATCATCAAATGACTCGTCTTCTTGACAATACTTCATCTTGTCTATTTCTTTTGATATTTCTACTGTTGGTCCATTGTAATAAGTATTGTTCATTTGATGTCCTCAATTTATATATACATTTCATCCCTATAAGGGGAGTATCTTATTTCTTTTTCTTTTTACTCTTATCACAAGTACATCCTTCTTCTTTCATAACTAATGCGAAGATAGCACATACTATTCCTGCCCAACTTAATATTGGCAGTGTAAACATAATCCCAAGTCCTAGTCCAGCAATACCTGCTGCTCCATAACTTGATGGTTCTTTTAACCGTGATTTAATCCAATCCATTTAATTCTCCTATTCAAAAGTATATGATAGTCCTATTGATACGCTATCATACTTTAACTTGTTACTCAAAGATAACTCTGAGTAAATTGATAAGTTACTATCTAGTGGCAGTGTGCTTTTCACTTTAGCACCATCAACTGCAATAGAGTCAGCGCTAGTATATGACCAGTCTAGTGAAGGTCGTATAGATAGTCCATTAAAGCTTGTTGTCATTCCCACATCTCCAGACCACTTCTGTGATTTAAATGCGTACTCAACAGATGCATCTGGTTTAATAGATGACGAAACAGCTTCTGCATTTGCAGAAACTCCTAGTAAGGTAACTATAGTACCTGCAATAAGTAGTGTTTTCATTTTGTTATGATACTCCATCATTTAGTTTTTGTTTTGCTCAAAGCTGTAGCTCCCATGAATCCTACAACCACACCTAGTTGAGCAACTATAAAGGTGTTTAAAAATGCTGATACAGCAGACATTCTATCTGTAGATATAATAGGTGTAAGTAAAACTACCACAGCTAATATCGTAGCTATCATAGCAACCCATGCCATTATCCTTTGTGTGTCCATTAACTTATCTTCGTTCTCTAAACGAATCCACCGTTCATGTCGATCCATTTCTTCATCAGTAATTATACCATCGCCATCTGTGTCAGCGACAGCATATTTACTATCTGCTTGTAATTTCTTAGACATTTTAATCCTCGTTTTTAGCAAAAGCAGAGCCTGTCAAAATAGCTCCAAAAGCTAGATGAAACAACCCACCACCCATAAGAGTAAAAGGATTATGTTGACCTGTAAGCTTTTTCATTAATTCCATTTGAACCATAGGTTCTGTAGTTGAATTTATTATATCCATAAATTGAGATATGTCTGGTCTATTAATCCCGTACCAGATCGGCACGAACATGAAGTCATAAAAACATATCAATAAATAAATTATCAATGCAGTCCACCGCCAAGTCATTGTAGACTTTTGTTGTGGTGTAAGTCCTTTACCCATTTAGAGACAGGGAGGTTCACACATAGTTGCGCTAGTTCCATAGAATATTATACCAGCTGCTATAACTAATACTAAACCTATTAATATCCATTTATATTTACTCATATTGATTCTCCATTTAATTTAATTATCTTCTATTTGTCAGAACAGTTATCCCATATAATAATAGTTCCATGATTATTCTTTCGAGCAAATGCTTCTTTTCTAGTTTTCTTATACCATCGTTTAAACAGTAATCTATCTATTGTTGTCTTTACTCCAAAGAGCCTATGTAAAAATATACCTAACATAAATGTTCCTATCATAACTATAATGTAACTCCACTCAGGGAATAGATAAATATTAAATATATACGCTAAGAATAAGGCTAAACCTACATCTACTAGTGATATATTAAATACACGATATTTGTGAACTCCCCAACGAGGAGGACCAAACATATTCCTTGCTTTAGTGAAAGGCCACATTACATTTTTAACTGATCAAGATCAAAGAAATATATTTTATTCTCATCACCATCAGTTCCTATTTCTTCGGCACTTGTTCTTGTACCACTCCAATTTTTAATATCTACAGACTCATAAGCAAAAGAAACAGCATGTGTTATACCTCGTGCTAATTGATGTGTAGCTCTTTTACCCATCATAGTTGTAGCTATGCTTTGACCTGTATAATCATCATGTACATATATAGCAGAGGCTGCATCGACTTTTGCTAAGTCTATACCTTTTGCTGTTATAGCATCTCTCATTGTATTAACCCAAGGATATCTATTTCTAGAATATGTACCAGATAATAATGGGTATTGAGAAATATCTCCAAAACCAAACATACCTACAAGTTTATTCGAGTCTGCATCATCTTTAGCAAGTACTACTGAAAGATCAAAAGAATCCCTATATCCATCTTTCCATAAACTAAACCAATTACTGTCAGTAGACCCCATTGCTGATGTAGCTACTGCAACACATTCATTTATAATGTCATCTGTATTCATTAAAGCTGACATTTTACCTACGTCATATACTATACTCATTTTTTAGATCTCTCCATAGTTCCTTCTGCGTTCCATAAATATTTATACCTATACTCTTCTCTAATAGTCATTATGTAATTTAAGTATTGATCTATTCTGTCTTTCCAATTTTCATCTAATATAGGATTAACAATACCACTTTTATAACTATTAAATGTTCTTTGTATAAATGTTTGTTGATCCTCTACTTTTGGACCAGCATTAAAAATGCCATTAGCTATATGATAAAAAGAACCTTCATGCACTTTTTGATAAACATCAATGCAATCAATTTCTTTTCCTAACGCAACTGCATAAGCTATAGACTCACTTCTATGACTAGTATAAACAACTTCAGCATCAACTAATAACTTATAAAGATCATCATCTCTATTTAGTACCACATCCTCACCAAGCATATCTCGTAGTTCTCCTACGATCTGATGTGTTGTTAAAGGATGTGGCTTTAAATATACTTCATCTTCACCATGTGTGTTTATAATGTAACGTAACTTATTCATACAAACAGTTTCTTTAATTTTATTACTACCTACTGGAACAATTAAATGATCTCGTGGGGTTATCTTAGAATCTTTTATATGGCTATACTTGTTAACTGTATTGTTAGTTATTCTATCTTTTAGATAACTTATATAATCTAAATTAATAGTTGATGCATCATCATATGCTTCTCGTATCTGACGATCTTTTATGATCGGAGATAGTGGATACATAATAAAACAATGTGCAAATTCTGTATAACTTATTGTCCTAAACCAAGGTACTTCGTTAGCAACGACATCGTAGTCTTGTTCTAATGGTAGCTTTTTAATTTCTTTTAAAAAATACCTTTCTACTTGTCTTAAATGTTCTAGTGTATTTGATTTAGGCATATCACCTATTTGTTTTTGTAAAGTGTGTTTATTAAACATCTTCATAGTGTGTCCTCATTATGAATAAAAGTTAGTTGTTCTTTGTGTGTTAAAAGTTGTTGTAGTACTAGACGTTGTATTAAACGTAGTTGTAGTACTCTGACTTGTATTAAATGTAGTCGTTGTACTATGTGATGTACTGTACGTAGTTGTAGTACTATGTGACGTACTATACGTAGTTGTTGTACTATGTGACGTACTAAAAGTCGTAGTTGTATTAGTACTTCTAGTTGTACTATACGTTGTAGTAGTACTATGTGACGTACTCCAAGTTGTAGTAGTACTATGTGATGTACTAAAAGTTGTAGTAGTATTTGTACTCCTAGTCGTACTATACGTTGTTGTCGTACTATGACTTGTACTAAAAGTTGTTGTAGTATTTGTACTTCTAGTTGTATTATATGTTGTAGTAGTACTTTTACTTGTACTATAAGTTGTCGTAGTACTTTTAGTAGTATTCGTACTATACGTTGTTGTCGTACTATGTGATGTACTATAAGTAGTCGTTGTACTGTGACTCGTATTATACGTCGTAGTCGTATTTGTACTTCTAGATGTACTGTAAGTTGTTGTAGTGCTATGACTTGTACTATAAGTTGTAGTAGTACTGTGACTTGTATTTGTACTAAACGTAGTAGTAGTGCTATGACTTGTACTATAAGTTGTAGTAGTACTTTTACTTGTACTATACGTCGTTGTAGTGCTATGGCTAGTATTATATGTCTCTGTAGTACTTTTACTTGTACTCCAAGTTGTAGTAGTACTCTTACTTGTATTAAACGTAGTTGTATACGAAGTACTAAAATCCTGATGACCTTTAGTACCACAGTAATTACAAGTCATGTGACTTGTAGATCTACTTGTACTATACGTAGTTGTAGTACTCTGACTTGTATTAAACGTAGTTGTAGTACTGTGACTTGTACTATACGTAGTTGTAGTACTCTTACTTGTATTATACGTTGTAGTAGTACTATGGCTAGTATTATATGTCTCTGTAGTACTGCGAGTTGTATTCGTTCCATACGTAGTTGTAGTACTCTTACTTGTATTATACGTTGTAGTAGTGCTGTGGCTAGTATTGAATGTTGTAGTCGTAGTAGTACTTTTACTTGTACTATAAGTTGTAGTAGTACTGTGACTTGTGTTGTAAGTAGTTGTAGTACTCCTAGTTGTATTAGTTCCGTAAGTAGTCGTTGTACTATGACTCGTATTATACGTCGTAGTGGTGCTATGACTCGTACTAAATGTAGTCGTAGTTGCTGTAGCACGAGTCGTGTTATACGTTGTAGTAGTACTATGGCTTGTATTAAACGTAGTTGTCGTTGCTGTAGCACGAGTCGTATTGTAAGTAGTTGTAGTACTACTGCTGGTATTATAAGTAGTTGTAGTACTATGACTTGTATTAAACGTAGTTGTCGTTGCTGTAGCACGAGTCGTATTATATGTCGTAGTCGTACTATTACTAGTGTTATAAGTAGTCGTAGTAGACTTACTAGTATTGTACGTGGTCGTTGTACTATTACTAGTCGACCACGTAGTTGTTGTAGATTTACTTGTACTCGCTGTTGTATTAGTGGCCTTACTGGTTGATACCGTAGTAGACCACTCTACCTTTTCGGAAAAACCAATGTTAAACATTATGCAAAGTCTCCTATGTAGTTAACTAGTACTTGTGAAGAACTCATTACGTAGTAGCTTAGTACACTGATTTCGTTTGCTCCTGTGTTCTGAACAATGGTTGCACCGTTAACAGGTGTCTTAGCTTCTGAGGGTAGTGTAAAGTCTCTACTACCTGTTGCGTCTTGCACAATAATAATATTACCAGAGCATCCAATCGAGCTACTTAAGTTAGAAAACGAGAAGGTAGTATCGGCTGTCATGTTTACCATGAAGTTATTAGTTGCACCAAAGTCTAACGCTGTTGATGAACTGTTAGCCGCTACTGTAGCTTGTACTGATTTAGTTCTTGCTGTAACAATACTTTTAGCTACAGATAAACCACCTGCAGTAGCTATAGAACCATCTGAAGTACTTGTTGCTTCTGTACCACCTGCTACAACTACACGAGAGCTTACGTCTAACGTACCTGTTACATTAGCACCTGCCGCATCTGTTGCAACTTTTGCCGAACCATTGTTATAAAGTGTAACTGACCCACCTTCACTAGCAACTATCATATTTGCAGAATCAGCAGCATTATTTAGTTCTAAAGTATTTGTTAATATAGCTAAATTACCAGTTCCAGAATCCTTTATATAACTCTTAGACCCATTATGATAAATTTCTAAGTCATCACCAGCACCAAAGGTAGCCTTACCTAAGTCTTGAAATTTAACTTGAGCATTGGTAGTAATATTACCTGTCATAGTGGCACCGCCTTTAGGTAAGGCGTTTGTGGCAAGTGTTCCTTGAGCCGCAGTAGCATAATCACTAGAGTCAAATGCTTTTACTTGTGCAAGATTAGTAACTTCACTGTCCATTAATGCACCTGCAGCCGTCACATTAGTTGCATCGGTTACATCTGCAGAGGCTTCTATAGCATCAAGCTTACTGTGATCAGCATCGGTAAATACATTACTATCACTAGCACTTTCAACTAAAGTTCTAATCTCAGCTGCAGTCTGATCTGCAGTTGCACTTGCTTCTATAGCATTTAACTTACTATGATCAGCATCTGTAAACACATTAGAATCTGTTGCAGCTTCTACAGCTGCTCGTATTTCAGCATCAGTTTGATCAGCTGTCGCACTAGCTTCTATAGCATCTAATTTAGACTTAAGAGTATTCGTAAAGTTATTTTGTGTTAACCCACCATCTCCAACAGAGTATGTTGTATTAGTTGGAACAGCCCATGTTAATCCACCAGAGTTTCCTGATTGTGCTGATAAGAAATAACCATTAGTAGGTGTATTAGATACTTTAAGATTTGCTTCATCTACTATATTGTCAGCTATTACAGTTGCACCATCAGCAGTAGAAGTTACTTCTCCACTGTGATTAGGATGCACATAAGCGTTTGCTGAAGTTGCTACACCATCAAGTTTATTCTTTAGTGTAGTAGTAAAAGATTGTTGAGTACCATCAAGAACACTAGAGTGAGCTTGAACATTAGATCCTATTGCAACACCTAGATTAGTTCTTGCAGTACCTGCATTGTTTAAATCTGATAAGTTATTTGTAGCAATCAAAGCACCTGACAAAGAAGCATAAGCATTTAGCCAGCTGCTACCATCATAGACTTTCATAGAGTCTGTGCCAGAATCAAAGTACAATGCTCCTTGAGCTAGCGCATTTCCGTCGTTATCAACTGATGGGCCTGAACTTTTAACTCCTAAGTATCTGTCATCAAATGAATCGAGTGCTGCTAACGCTGCATCTCTCGCTGCTGCTGCAGCTGTATTAGAAGATGCTGCAGAGGTTGCTGAGTTACTAGAGTTAGTAGCTTGAGTACTTGCTGTTGAAGCAGAACTAGCAGCGTTAGTAGCTGAAGTCGCTGCTTCACTCGCTTTAGTTGTAGCTGTACTAGCCTGTGTAGTCGCTGTGTTAGCTTGAGTTGTAGCTGTACTCGCTGAGTTACTTGCGTTAGTTGCCTGTGTAGTTGCTGTAGTTGCAGAACTTGCTGCTGATGTTGCAGAACTAGCCGCTGCCGTTGCAGAACTAGCTGCGTTAGTCGCAGAGGTTGCTGCTGCCGTTTTATGATCTTCTGCTTTCGCTGACCAGTGTAGTGCAGAGTATCCTGTAGTACTACCATTAGCTAAAGTAAACTGTGAGTCTTCTGCGTGAACTGCATATTTACCTGCATCAGCTGCTTTATTAGTAGCAGTAGTTGCTTGAGTACTAGAAGTTGAAGCAGAGTTACTTGAGTTAGTTGCTTGTGTGCTTGCTGTAGTCGCTGAGTTCGCTGCGTTAGTTGCACTCGTAGCAGCTTCACTTGCTTTTGTGGTCGCAGTATCTTTATGACCTGACGCAGTTGTGGCAGATCCTGCTGCTGCTGTAGCTGAACTTGCTGCCGCTGTCGCTGAACTTGCAGCTGCAGTTGCTGATGACGCAGCGTTAGTAGCTGATGTTGATGCTTCACTTGCTTTTGTAGTTGCAGCGCTAGCTTGTGTAGTTGCAGTGCTAGCTTGTGTAGTAGCTGTACTTGCAGAAGTACTGGCGTTAGACGCCTGTGTACTAGCTGTAGTCGCTGATGACGCAGCATTAGTTGCACTCGTAGCAGCTTCACTTGCTTTTGTTGTAGCTGTATCTTTATGACCAGAAGCAGTTGATGCAGAACTTGCTGCTGCTGTGGCTGAACTTGCTGCGGCTGTAGCTGAACCACTTGCATTAGATGCTTGAGTAGAAGCTGTTGATGCAGAAGTACTAGCATTAGATGCTTGTGTGCTTGCTGTTGCAGCGGATGCTGCTGCTGCTGTTTCACTTGCAGCTGCTGCTATTTGAGATTGCTCTGCCGTTGCAGTAGTAGTAGCGTCACCACTACCACCACCAAATAAACCACCGGGAGAGTCTTCACCTGTTATACCTACCATGATATTCTCCCTATATTAAGTGTGAATCGTAATGTGCAGTAACAATACCACCTTTCAATCCACGAGTTTTATCTTCGTCATTAAGCAATTTAATTTCTGTATCAAATTTAGCTGTATATAGTTGAGCTTGCGCTGGTTCATTAAGATATGTAAACGCTTCATTTAATGCACCATACAATAGTATCTTTTCGTTATCATCTCTTAACCAATTAGCAGCTAGTTTACCTAAGTAAAATCCAGTAGGTAACGCTGTAGTAGTGTTACTACTGGTTACTTCAAATATTTGATCTTCTAAATCTGGATCTCTAGTAAATACATTTGGACCCTCTGCAGGATAACTAGCATCGTTAGTTGCTACCTTTATACCATTCATTAAATTAGTTTTAGTAGATCCTTTCCACAAATAAGAATTCATTTGAAATGTATTATCTGCTTTATGATCTGCAAAGTTACTAGTACTATGACCATTACCAGATACCACTGAGTATCTAGCATTAGTTTCTGGTAATCTTTTATAGTAATATAATTCATATAGCTCTCCAGCTTTTTGATCTGGAAATACTACAAGATTGTTTTGTTCTCTTGTATAGAAATACCTTTGATCAGTATCCATCCAATCTTGATAGAAACTCTTAACATCAAGTTTACTAGCGTAGATATCGTAATCAGAGTATACGTGATCTGAAGATTTCTTACGTAGTTGTATAAACTCAATAGCGTCATTAGGTATTGCTAATTTATTATTTGTTATTGATGAGTCAATAGTTATTGCATCATACTGCTTTAGTCCTTCTAACGCAGGAACTCGTAAAGTCCTGTAAGCATTATCTGCTGCAAAGTTTATCATCGTCTTTATAGTTGCATATGATAAAACTGCTGTGTCTCTATTAGACCAGTCAGATACCATATCTACTAATTGTGTATACGTTGCCATGCTACTCCTCCTAAGTGCTGATGAGCAAGTATGGATACTCCGTCTTTATAATGTATTTAAGTCTTTTCATCTTATCCTTATCTTTAAAGAAGTTCTGTGCATGTACATCTAGTGAATGATTTTCTAATATCTCAATAGCTACAAGATCAGGTATGGTAAAAGCTTTACGCCAACCCATTTGCTTCTTAGCACCTGAGTCCAGTAATTGTTTATCATACTTTACTTCTTCTATGATTTTATCTACGTCTTGGTAGATTGCATAACGAGTGTCTTCAGGGTTATCTCCATACGATATAGATGCCTTAAAGTTCTCAGACTTATTTGTTTCTGGAGTTACTATCCATTTAGCCATTGTCCTCTCCTTCTATCTTAGGCGTCTAAACCAGTTGTCTGTTTATTTGTTATCGCAACAAATCTACCTGACTTACCGATATATCCTAAAGTTGCTTCGGAATACGTAGCGTTGTCGTTATCGTCTGCTAACGGTGTTAAGTCAACACCTGCAGCGTTTCCCCCAAAGAATACTACCCTGCTTAATTCATAACCGCCACCTGAAGTAGCTACAGTTTGAAAAGCGCACATGTCTGCTGGTATATAATGTGTGGTGTTGTTATCAAAAGCACTTGCTACAGTGCTGCCAGTTTTATTATAATATTGTATTACGTACATATCTTTCTCCTATCGATAATGTGAATAAAAAAAGAGGGGAAGATATTCTCCTCCCCTCTAAATAGTTTATGCTAATCCGTAGATAGCTCCTGAACCCAATGGGTTCTTACACTCTAGTGTACATTCTTCAACGAACATACCTACAGTTGAGTCACCTTTCTGACCAACTTCTACTTCCTGCATCGGACGTAGTGTAGCGATAGCCCACCACTGAGGATCGTAGATAAATGCAGCTTCGTTTGCAAGTGTGCCAAGACCCATGATGTAGTTTGGAACTACCATTAGATCTCCGAAGTCAGACATATAAACGTCTACAGACTGTCGTAGTTTTCCGTCTGCGTCCATATTTCTACGAACACCAGTGTCAGAAACCATTAGGTCTGAGAAGTCACGTCGTAACTTTGGTGACAACATTACACGAGAAGCATCAC